AGGCTATTGAGTCTGCTAATAACAGAGTTGTGGTTTTAACTAAGGGTGCAGGTAGTAAAACTTTTAGAGCTAGGAGTGCTGCCTAATGGCTAATACAGACCTAGCAATTAAGATTGCAACCACGCTTGATGCGACTGGGCTTAACAAAGCTGACAAAGCAGTCAATAAATTTACCAGGACTGTTGGTAGATTAGGCAGAAATCTTGGGCTAGCCCTTGGCACAACTGCCATTATTGCTTATGGCAAGGCGTCAGTTAAAGCCTTTGCCGCTGATGAAGCAGCAGCTAAACGCTTATCAACAGCAGTTGATAACTTAGGGCTTTCATTATCACAAAGTAGGGTTACTAGTTTTATTAAAGATTTAGAAACTTCTTCTGCGATTGCCGATGACGTTTTAAGACCTGCGTTTCAGGCGTTGTTGACCACCACTGGCTCACTTACTAGGTCTCAAGAACTGCTTAGCAATGCAATACAGATATCACGCGCAAGCGGTATTGACTTAGCCACAGTTTCAGAAGATTTAGCCAAAGGATTCGTAGGGGTTACTCGAGGACTAAGAAAGTACAACACAGGTCTTACTCAAGCAGAACTTAAGTCAAAGTCATTTAATGAAATACTAGGCATTATGCTGGCGCGCTCCGCTGGCGCAGCCGAGGAATACTTAACCACTACATCTTACAAGATGGAAGTGCTGGCACTTGCAGCTAGCAACGCACAGGAGACAATAGGCGAGGGCTTAGTTGATGCCTTGGCTCGCGTTGGTGGTGGCACAGAGGCATCTGACGCCGCTAAATCTATTGACAATCTTGCTAACTCAACCAGCAATCTTATTAAATTTTTAGGTTCAGCCATTGGGTTAGTCAATAAGTTTCGCAAAAGTTACACAAACTTTCTTGCCGGTGGAGATGTCGATACTCTTATGGCTGAAACACAACCTACAACTAATCGATCTAAGTCTCCAGCAGGTACAGCCGCCAGAACTGCGCAGCAACGTCAAGCAGAAGCAGCGGCGGCTAAACGAGCCAAAGAATTAGAGGCATTGACAAAGAAGCAGGTTGCGTCAAGCAAGGCACTTACAGCAGAGCAAAAGAAACAAACAGCGCTTAAGAAGGCTGGCTCAATCTTTGACTTAGATCAGGTTCAACTTATCGCTGCTCTTAAGGGTAAGTTATCTGATGAGGATCGTAAGCGCGTAGAACTGCAGTTTGCTTTACTAACTGGCAATACAAACCAAGCGCAGTTGCTTACCTATGAGCTTGCAAAGGCTCAAGGACTAGGCGAAAAGATTGCTAAAGACTTGGCAAGCCTTCCACCAGCTGCTAATCCTTTTGCTTCATGGGATGCCTATTTAGACATGCTTATGGAAAAGGCTAAGCGAGTTGCAAGCGTAAGTGGAAGCGTTGCTGTTGCAGCTGCCTCAAGCATGACCACAGCGGGCTCATCAGTCTATGTAGGCGGCACTAAGGTAGATATACCTGCTACAAACGTAACAACAATGCCAAAGCCAGCAGCCACAGCAATAAGCGGCGGTGGACAACAGGCAACTACTTACGTCGGTGGAACTCCAATCTATGTCCAGATTGATGGCAAGACAATAGCCTCTGCACTACAAGACTCATCTCTTTCAGGTATCGGATCATCAGTTAACAGAACCGGGCGTTAACTATGGCGCTGCCAGCAAATATTTCGGTATCCTTTGACTTCTCATCAGGTGCAACCTTTGGTTATCCCTTTGTTCTAAACGATGCTAAGTATGGAGTTTTAGGTACTGGCACATTAGGAGCTTCTACAGTTCCCGAGCCAATCATTGACCTTACTCCTGTCGTACGCAGTATCAGTATCGACAATGGACGCAACATTCAGTCTGACACCTACCAAGCCGGTACAGCAGTAATCCGGGTCTATGATTCAGATGGATCGTGGAATCCACAAAACACATCCTCAATTTACTATCCTTACCTTGTACCATTGCGCAAGATTCGTGTAGCGGCTACAACATCCACAGCAACAGAGTTTTTATTTTCCGGCTATACAACCGAGTATCGCTACTACTACGATCAAGCTGAAAACGTAGGCTATGTGGATATCTACGCAGCTGACGCCTTTCGATTGCTTAACCTGGCACAAGTCACAACTGTCACAGATTCAGGAGCAGGACAAGCAACCGGCACACGCATAGGCAAAATACTGGATGAGGTGGATTTTCCAACAAGCATGAGAACTATCTCAACAGGGCAATCTTTATGCCAAGCAGACCCAGGCACACTTCGCACAGCACTATCGGCAGTCCAAAACGTAGAGTTTTCAGAGCAAGGTGCGTTCTATTTTGACGGGTCAGGCACAGCCATATTTAAGAGCCGCAACCAAGTAACCTCATCAATATCTGGCACTCCCATTGAGTTTAATCAAACAGGAGACATCCCCTATAAAAATCTAGTTTTTAGCTTCGATGACAAGCTCATAATTAACACAGCCAGCATTAAGCGCATAGGCGGCACAGCCCAGGTCTATCAGAACGCAGACAGCGTAATTAAGTACTTCCCTCATCAGTACAGCGCCCAGGACTTAGTTATTGACACCGATGCCAATGCCCTAAATATCGCTGCTACCTTTGTGGCGACCCATGCGGAGACCACCATCCGCATCGATGCCATGACTGTTGATCTACTAGACCCGGCAGTACCAACAAACACAATGATTGGCTTGGACTATTTTACCAACGTCAGAATCTCAAACATCCAGCCGGATGGCTCAACAATCGTCAAAACCTTGCAGGTGCAGGGATTGAAATGGGAGATTAACGCCAACGTAATGCAATGCACAGTTACAACACTTGAGCCCATCGTCGATGGATTCATTATAGAAAGCTCTGAACGCGGTATAATTGGCGTCAGCGCGATGACTTACTAGGAGATATACATGGCAGCAGGATTAGGATTCAAAGAGTTTTCGGTTGGGGATATCCTCACAGCCGCAGATGCCAATGGTTATTTAGCATCGCAGACAGTTATGGTCTTCGCCTCATCAGCAGCTCGCGCTTCTGCAATCACCAGCCCTGAAGAAGGCATGTTCTCGTATCTTAAGGATACAAATACCACACAGTATTATTCAGGATCAGCATGGGTCTCAATTGGTGGAGCAAGTCCCTTAACAACAAAGGGTGATTTATACACTTACTCGACAGCAGATGCTCGCTTAGGCGTCGGCACAAATGGACAGGTTCTTACAGCAGATTCAACTGAAGCAACTGGTTTGAAATGGGCTACTCCGGCAGCTGGCGGTGGAAAGATTTTGCAAGTAATTACCGCTAGCAGCACAACATCAACTACAATTTCGACAACTACTTTTACAGATACAACGCTGGCCGCAACAATTACGCCTTCTTCGGCATCAAGCCGGATATTGATGATAGTCTCGCAACAATTTTTCTTAAGTCGAGGTTCATCTTCGCAGGGATTAAAAATCAGATTTGTCAGAGGAGCGACATCAATTGTATCAATGTCACCAAGCGATTATGAAGCATATTATTGGGAAACAGGCATCGACGCTACTCCAAGGATGACTTACAATTATTCATTTATAGACAGCCCATCATCTACATCTGCTTTAACATATAAAACACAAGCTGCGCCCATGGCATCTTCAAGTTCAGGTTTTATTACAGCTCAAGAAACAAGTGCCCCTTCACAAATTATTCTTATGGAAATTGGTGCATAATGAAAGATTATTTAGTTTTAGCTATACACTCGTTAAAGCCAAACAGCGAGTTTTCATATACCAACAATGATTATTTAACTATTAAATGGAATGTTTTAGAAGGCAAAGCACCCACAAAAGCTGAAATTGATTTGGAAATTGAAAAAATTAAGGCTGCTGAATTAACCGCTGCCCAGGATAAAGCTGCGGCCAAGACTGCTCTACTAGATCGTCTAGGCATTACGGCCGAGGAAGCGGCCTTGCTACTGGCATGAAACCAATACTTTGCAAAGCCGGACAGCAGTTACGGGAACAGTTCGATGATAGTTTTCCAGACCGAGATAGAGCCAGTGACGGGTGGGTCGCAGATGCTCGCCATTCATCACGTCCTTCTGACCACAATCCTGATGCAGAAGGTATCGTCAGAGCGATTGATATTGACAGGGATTTATCTGGAAAGGCAAAGCCTGACCTCATGCCTGACCTTGCGGATCAGATACGACACGCAGCAAAGTCTGACCCAAGAATTGCTTATGTCATCTTCTCGGGCAAGATTGCTTCCCCTCGCATGGGCTGGCGCTGGCGCAAGTATTCGGGAATCAATAAGCATGACCATCATTGCCATATCTCTTTTACTAAGAAGGGCGATGCAGATGGCTCGTTCTTTAATATCCCAATGATAGGCGGCACAGCATGAACATGAAGCACCCAGCAATCCTTTCAGTAGGAGCGTTTCTTGCGGTATGGGGAACTACCTCTAACTTCTCACTTGACTATCGTGCAATCTTGGGCTCAGTCGTAGCTGGCGTATTCGGATATGCATCGCCTAAACGATGAGCGCACAGGACTACGCGGCATTATCAGTCGCTATCATCTCAATCCTTGGCGGCGTTGCAGCTTATGTCCAATTCATAGTTAAGCATTACCTATCAGAACTGCGTGAGAATTCTGGAAAAAGCCTCAAGGATCAGGTCTCAAGACTTGAAGTGCGTGTCGATACCATAATTGAGATGTTAGGTAAGTAACACTTATCCTATGGCTAAGAAAAAGGTCATAGACCTAGACACTTACAGCGCGTTAGATGCGTATGCCATTTCAATGAATGAGTTTTACAAGGCGTTACGCAGGGCAGGCTTTGCAGTTGATTTATGCCTTGCGATTATTACCGATAGAGACGCCTACCCAGATTGGGCATTGCCCACCCTTCCCAATCGCATAGACAACATTCCCTACGATGACGAGGATGACGATTAAGAAGATCGTAATACTCTCGGACTTGCAAGTGCCTTTCGAGGACGTGCATGTAGTCCGTAACATTGCCAAGTTCCTAGGCACTTTTAAGCCAGACCAGACAGTCACGATAGGTGATGAGATTGACTTCCAGACTATAAGCAAGTGGTCACAAGGAACACCCGAGGAGTATTCACAGAGCCTTGGCGATGACAGAGACCGGTGTGTTGAGCTTCTCTGGGAACTAGGCGTTACAGACTGCATACGATCTAATCACACAGACCGGCTCTACAACGTCATCATGCGCAAGATTCCATCCTTCCTATCCTTGCCAGAGCTGCGCTTTGAAAAATTCATGAAGTTTGATGAACTAGGCATAACCTTCCATAAGAACCCAATGCCTATCGCACCAGGCTGGATTGCAGTTCATGGAGACCATACGCCTATCAAACAGCAGGGCGGTCTATCAGCCCTTGAGGCAGCCCGTAGGCATGGCAAGAACGTAATCTCTGGTCATACCCATAGGGCAGGGCGTAGCGCCTTCACAGAAGCCTCTGGGGGGCGTTTAGGGCGTGTTCTGCATGGAGTTGAGGTAGGTAATCTCATGGACTTCAAACAGGCTAGATACACCCGTGGAACGGCTAATTGGCAGCAAGCCTTTGCCATCATGTATGTGCATGGCTTAAGCGTCCAGGTGGACATTATCAACATCGAAAAGAACGGCACGTTTATTGTGCAGGGCAAGGTCTATGGAAGGGTTCGCTAGACCTGATTTTGGCGATGAGGTTGTGGATAACATTGTTATCGTTTCGTTATCTAAAAAGGGCGGCTGTTTAATTCATTGGCTGTAAAGTTCTTCCTGTAGGCGAGATTCGTACTACAGAAAGGGCTCACAATGATTGACAAAGACCTTTATATAGCGTTTTTGGAAAGCATAGTAAAAAAGCAAGCACAACAACCTAAAGATGATTTAATGATTCGTCGTCGCACTCGCAGAAAACAGCACAAATGGACAACAGCGCAAAAATTGGAGCTGATGCATTTGCATAATGCTGGGTGGAGTTCTTCACAAATTGCGGCAAAAATGGGCTTGCGCACGACGCAGGTGTACAACATGATTTATTGCCTTGCTGCTAGAAACAAGGTGACCGCGTGAATAACGATCACATAGTTATATTCTCAATGCTGATAGGCAGTATTCCAGGATTTCTAGTTGGCTACGTCAAGGGACATGAGAACGGGCTAAAGCAAGCACGTCAATCTTATCGCCGCTTAACACGTCAGAAGCAACAGCACCAGGTCAATCGATGAACGCCCGTGACTACCTCAACGAAGCGAGAGCTACAATCCAGGACAGAGGACTTGATTACGGACACCCTCAAGACAATATGCAGCGAACAGCCGCACTCTGGGCTTCATACCTCGAAATGCCAATTACAGATTATCAGGTGGCGATGTGTATGGCATTGGTCAAAGTCGCAAGAAGCATGGAAACTGCAAAGACAGACACTTATGTCGATCTCACAGCGTATGTTGCCATAGCAGCACAGCTACATACAGAGGAGAATGAACTCTATGTTTAACTTAGAAGATTACGAGACGGTAGAAGAACGACTCATTAAGTTCTGGAAGGAACATCCTGATGGCAGAATTGACACAAAGTTGGTTGAAGCGAGTGCTTCGAGGTTTATCGTTCAGGCTTATTTATACAGAACTGAAGTTGATCAATACGCTTGGGCTTCTGGGCTCGCAGAAGAAACGATATCGGGGCGTGGAGTCAATGCTACTTCTGCTCTCGAAAATTGTGAGACGTCTGCGATTGGTCGTGCTTTGGCTTCGGCTGGATATGCGACAAAGGGAAAGCGACCAAGTCGAGAAGAAATGGCGAAAGTTCAAGAACAGTCTAAAGTAAAGGCTGAACTGGATAAGGTAAAGGCTAAGATGTCTGAAACATCTGGCGAATACATACCAGTAGAGAAGGCACATGATCCATGGACTACAGCACCAGCACAGCAAGCACAGACTTTGGAGAGTGCGGTCGAGATGGTGAAAGACATACTTGGTGGCACAACGGGTACGGATATACAGACGTGTCCGCATGGTGAAATGGTCTGGAAAACAGGCAGAGCCAAGAATGGCAAGATGTGGGGACATTGGCGTTGCATTGCACATATAACAGGTGAGGCAGAACGCTGCGAGCCGCGATGGTATGAAATAACAACTGATGGCATCTGGAAGCCGCAGGTGAAACGTGGGTAAATTATATTTTAAGAATATGGACGAGGAGTGGGAGCAATTCCCTACTGATGAGGAGTTAGAAGCTGCTAAAGAGGCTGCTTGGGACTTACAGCAGTTGGGCTTTACGACCATCTGCCATTTATGTAATGA